TACAATTGTACCGTTGTACCAATGTATCCATCAACGCATAGACTATGCGGTATCAGTCTCCTCAGCCATCACCATTTTCGAGACAAGCAACAAACTAGCTATTGAAGAGATGGCGGTCTTAGGCTCTCTTTTATTAAAGGAACTCGGCGAATGAAGAATTTAGAAAAAGGGCGAGCTGGTATCAACCTTGGCTTTGATGCTGCAGCCCAGGCAGTAATGTCAAAACGAAAATCCCAGGTTCACTTTTATGTGCCGACCGAGCAATACAAAAAATTGAAACGGATCGGTATAAACAAAGATATGAGCATAGGAGACATGTTCATTGAGATGTTAACGAGCTATATTGCAAACAACAAGGATTACTGACAAATGAAATTTAAATAACTCACATATAAACTAGAGATTGTTTATAACCACTAGCGGTTATAAATGTCAAAATAGTAGGGTGTCACCCAAAACCCAAGCTAAGGTGCCACCCTAAAGTACTTGACATTTCTTTAACTTAGACGTTTATAGTAAACTGGTCTTGGGTAATTACACCACAACAAGGGGAAATAACATGAGCGATCGCGAAGTTAAAGACTACAGTGAAGGCCGTCTCGATAACACGCATTACAATGGCGTGCCATCTATGTACGGTAAAATGGTAAAAAAGCAGTATGACATGCAGCCTAAATATTGCATGCCAGGTGAAGCGGACGGCGAAATGCGCGGCGAACATCGCAACGAACAAGCTGGTCCATAATGTCTTGATGTTGTCGGCCCTCTGTTGAATGACAGAGTTCACATAGCGGATCCTTGCCGATGGGGAAATGCACTGAGGTCGTCAGTAAGTGTGAGTAGCGGGGAATCCACAACGACCTACCCGCACTAATTCAATCATGCAGCGGTTTGCTGCATTTTTACTAAAGGGATTTTATGTCTGAACCAAAGAAATCTGCCAAAAAGACTAAGACCCCGTTAGGTCGCCCCACTATATTTAATGAAGAAATTGCTAATTTAATTTGCGAAAAAGTTGCAACACATACTTTTGGCATTAGAAGAATTTGTGAACTTTATCCAGAATTGCCTTGTGTCGATACTATTTATAGATGGCGATATATTCATGAGTCATTTTCAGAACAATACGCGCGAGCCAAGTTAAAACAAGCCGATATTTTGGCTGAAGAATTGCTTGAAATTGCTGATGATGGTCAAAATGATTGGATGGAAAAATTCGGTGATAAAGGAGAAAATATAGGTTGGCAATTAAACGGAGAACATGTTCAACGTTCACGCTTACGAATAGATACAAGAAAATGGTTAGCGTCTAAATTATTGCCTAAACAATATGGCAATACCCCTCCTGCAGATAATAAACAAGATGGTCAATCAGAAATAGAAAAACTATTAAACGAAGAGTAATAAATGAGTAATGAGAAACTGCGCGAGGCTTTAAATTCATTGCCAATTTTTGCTGAAAAGTTTCTACGCGTAAGAGCCAAGTCTGGTCTTGTGAAGCCATTTAGATTTTGGCGCGGGCAAAACTTCCTTCATGAACGATTAGAGAATCAATTAAAAATAACGGGGAAGGTAAGAGCCGTCTTAGTGAAAGGGCGTCAAGGTGGTTATTCCACCTATACACAAGCACGCTATTTCAAAAAAGTTTCTACCGAACGAGGCAAGAAGGCATTCATTTTAGCCCACCAAGCTGAAGCAACTAAAAACATTTTCAACATCACCAAAAATTATTATGAATTACTGCCAAAGGGATTAGTTCCCGTTGCCGACACTTCAAGCGCAAAAGAGCTTAACTTTAAATCGTTGAACTCTGGCTATGCTGTTGCGACCGCAGGCAGCAAAGGTGCTGGTCGTTCACAAACCATACAACTATTTCATGGTTCAGAAGTTGCTTATTGGCCTAATGCAGAAGAGCACGCACAAGGGGTTTTGCAGGCCGTCAGTAACGAGCCAGGCACTGAAATAATTTTAGAGTCGACGGCGCAGGGGATGGGCAACTATTTTCACAACATGTGGCTCTCTGCCATTAGCGGCGAATCAGAATTTCAGGCTATTTTCATCCCGTGGTTTTGGCAAGACGAATATACAGCTGATGCTCGAGACTTAGAAACCACCTCTCTTAGTGACGAAGAACAGGAATTGATGCATTTGCATGCTGAGAATGGGCTTACAATTGCTCATTTGTATTGGCGAAGACGAAAGCTAAAAGAATTTTCAAATGATCATCAATTTGCAGTAGAACGATTCTCTGTAGAATATCCAATGACTTCGATTGATGCGTTTAGAAATCCTGTAGAAGACAGGTTAATTAAGGCCAACCTTGTATTGCAAGCACGCAAGAACAAAGTAGAGTCATCATCACCCCTTGTCATAGGTTGCGATCCCGCCGTTTCAGACACAGATCGCTTCGCTATTATACGCAGACGTGGTCGACTAGCTTACAATGTTGAGACACATCACAATATGAAATCCACCGAGATTGTGTATCACATCGTTAACCTCATTAATCGCGAGCGACCAGCCAAAGTTTGCATAGATTCAATAGGCATTGGCGGCCCGATTTGCGATAGGTTAATCGAACTTGGACACGGGGATATCATTGAACCTGTGAATGTTGCCAGAAAATCTAATGATAAAGAGAGATATCTCAACCTACGAGCAGAGCTTTGGGATCAAATGAAGGAATGGCTAGCACAAGAAATGCCAGTGCAAATCCCTGATTCTGACGAGCTTATGACTGATTTAACGTCTTTAGGTTATCATCATCGCAATGCAGGCGGTAAACTGCAGATTGAATCAAAAGAAGATTTAAAGGCACGAGGGATGAAGTCGCCTGATATAGCAGATGCCCTAGCTTTAACTTTTTACGTCGGAGAATATTTAAACGCAAATAGTTTCTCTGTTAATCGATTGCCTGAAAAAGCGGCGGGCATGTTTTTATAAGGGATTAAATCATGGCAAAGAAAGCAGAAAAAATAACACAACAGGCACGAATTGCAGTAGAGAAGTGGCGCGAGCATTTTAAGTGGAACATTGATCTGTATCATCAGATGCACACGTTCATATTGGGCAGACAATGGGAAGATGATGAAGAAGATATGTTGCTTAAGAACAACAAAGTTCCCCTTCAGTTCAATAAGCTGGCCACCTTAATTAATACATTGCTCGGTGAACAACAGCAAAACACCCCGCAATTAGAAGTAGTTCCCACCTCAGATTGTGACGAAGAAACCGCTCAAATTCGACAGGTCATTGTCAAAGATACGATGCTATCGACAGATGCTAAGCGTATATATCAAATCGCAGCCAAACAATCATTCGTTGGTGGCTTTGGTGCTTTCCTTGTGGACACCGATTACATCGGCACTAAATCGTTCGATCAAAACATTGTCTATCGTTCATTTAAAGATGCTACACGCTGTTATTGGGATATTGGGGCAGAACACCCTAACAAAATTGACGGCATGAGATGTGGCTATATTTCACGCATGACCAGGCAGAAATTCCGCTCTATTTATGGCAAAGATATCGAAGAGAAAGTCAAAAAAGAAACTGGCCCACTTAATCAAAATCAAGAAGAAATTGCACTATCAACCGAGAATCAATCGTCTGAGAATCCCTTCACATGGTCAGATGATAATGGCATTACACTAATTGATGACTATTTGCGAAAGATGGTGCCTGATACCCTCTACAAATTATCCAATGGTCGCATCCTTAACCAAGCTGAAATGGATGAATTAGTAGAGTCATCACGTGCTCACCATATGATGCCAGTGATGATGGAAAATATGCAGGAAATCCCTGGGGGAGAAATTGAAGTCGAAGAGGAATTTGTTGTCGAAGAGGACTTCATGACCCTCTATGACGAAGGAATGCCGGTTAGAATTGAAGATTCAAAGTCGATTAAATCCTCAATCATCATTCATCGACGTATTGCTGGCGAATATATCCTTGAAGAAAGTGAATTCCCTGCAGAAGATTTGCCATTGATATTCGTAGACCAAAATTCTTATTTCGATAAAAACGGTAAACAAATGTGCCGTCCGTTCTTGATGGATGCCATAGATGCTCAAAGATACCTCAATTACCTTGGTACTCAATGCGCATACTTGCTCAAGGTGAGCAGATGGGATCAATGGGTTGGATCGAAGAAGAACGTGCAATCTTTGGATACGCAACAGCATTGGAAAGACCCCACAGTCATCAAGGGAATGCTCACCTATGACGAATCCCCTAGTGGTGCTAAACCAGAACAAGTGCGGCCCCCTGAACTTTCAACTTCCCTAATTCAACAATATCAACGTGCCATTGACGATATGTATACCTCAAGCGGTCTTTATCCTTCACGGTTAGGCCAAGTCGGTAACGAAGTCTCAGGAGCCGCCATCGATGCACGAACAAGACAGGGAAGCTATTCAACTTTTGTTGCTTTTAATGCTATTAATATGGCTATTACAGCTGGTGGAACCATTGTGAATCAAATGATCCCTAGGGTTTATGATACGCAACGTATTATGAATTTAATGACCCCCGATAGAGGGCGTCAAAACATCAAAATCAATGAAGCTCAAGACGAATATGGCGAGAAAATTAAAAATGATGTTAGAAAGGGTGAATTCCAGGTCATTTTACAAGCTGGCCCCTCATATGAAGGCCAAAAAGCTGAAGCATTGGACAGTCTCAACCTTGTTCTAAAGGGTAATCCAAACATATTCTCGCTGATTGCCGATTTATATGCTGAAAATCTGCCGTTAATGAATACAATTGAAATTAAAAATCGCCTTAAAACCCTCGTGCCTCCCGCTATCCTTGAAGCTGGCAAAACAGGCCAAATGCCTCAAGAAGAACAAAGACCAAGTGCTCAAGATCAAGCGCTCATGGCAGAAGTGCAATTCAAACAGCAAAAGATTGAGCTTGAGAAGCAAGCTTTGCAAATCAAGATGCAGGAAGCTCAAGCAAAATTAGAACAGGTTCAAATGGAACTCGAGATGAAGAAGCTCGAAGTCGCCGCTCAGCTAGAAGAGCAGAAACTCAGATATATGGCCGAAACTGATAGGACTAGAAGTGATAACGCCATATCTCATGCTGATAATTTGACAAAGATTTTAACCCATAAACATTTCTAACAAGGAAGAAAAGTATGTCAAATGAACCGACTAATATCGATGATATCTTGAACTCAGCGAAAACAGGAGCACAACCCCATGCGCCGGAAAATGACTTTGTCGAGCAAGTTGATGTTGAATCGAAGACGCCTTCTGAACAAGCTGAAACAGCACCATTAGAAACCACTAATGAATATGCTTCTGATGAACCTGAGACATCTGAGGCGGCCCCAAAAGCAGTTGAGCTTGATGATTATGGGAATGAGAAAGCCCCACCCAAGACATTCACCGAGGATGAAGTTAATGAGCGTATCAATCAAGCTGTCAGGGATAGATTGGCACGCCTTGAGCGAAATTCAGGTCAGCAACAACCTGGTCAGGCTCAAGTACAGCAAGCCGCACAGCAAGGGTTTGAATATAACGCTGAAAGTTCGGAATCCTGGCAACAGCAACTTGAAACTTTTGTCGAGCAAACTGTTACTAGAATGAGCCATAAACAGGCCCAGCAAGCGCAGCAAATGAAAGAGCAGCATGCTCATGCTGAGTTTGAGCAAAAATTCAGAAGCGGAATGGGTAAATTTAATGATTATGTGGCAGTAGTAGGGCAACAACCTATTACTGATGCGATGACATTAGCCTCACGCGGAATGAAAGACCCAGCGGCCTTCTTTTATGCTGCCAGCAAGCGAGCGCCACAAGAACTACAACGTATTGCTCAAATCCCTGATCAATATGCTCAGATGGTAGAAATAGGAAAACTAGAGGAACGAATGAGACAATCCAAGCCCACTGCAAATACGAAAACGCCTAAGCCTATCGGAAAAATGCAGGAAGATGATTCCATCCCTCACAAGACTGCACCGCGTGAACCAACCATTGAACAGCAAATCGCTGCAGATGCTATCAAACGTAAAGCCCTTCAAGATTCACGTCGCCGTCGATGATTAGAAAAAGAAAAACCCGCATAGAAGAACAACACCAGGTCGCATTCGTGGCCTGGTTTCGCTTGCAGTATCCTCAATATGCCAAGTTATTGACCCTCGGTAGCTTTGGGGAAAATGTGGGGGAGAAGCGCATGGCTCGACTTAAGCAAATGGGTTTGACGCCTGGCTTTCCAGACTTGTTTCTAGCCCTTCCCAAAAGAACTGAGCTTCATAAGTTCAAACGAAAACTTGGCGTTGGCATGGAAGAATTCATTGAAGTTGAATTTGTTGGCGGTCTTTATATTGAAATGAAAACCAAAACAGGGAAGGTGAGCACCGAACAGAAAGAAATCCACGAGCTTTTAAAAAAATACCATTATAAAGTCGATATTTGTCGTAGTTGGGAAGAGGCCAAAGCGTCAATTATAGACTACTTCGCTAACTGTTAAAAAAGCCGACACCAAGGTTTTCATCCTTGCACATGTCACCCCACATTAGGGGGCACCTCGGCGGTTCCTCACTTTTTAGGTGATAAGTCATTTAAGACCCCGTTAATGTCATCAACTCACTATAACTCAACTATTAGGAAATTCCGAATAGCTCAATTTACGTAAATCGGCCATTTACGAAGTTCTTTTCGGAAATCTATTGACACGCTTGTATTTTTATAAATCTCAGCCATAATGGTTAATGACGCGTATCTCCAAGTCTTAGACCCCGTCACCTAAGCACATTTAGACGTGTACATTCTTGTCGCCCGTCGGACAAAAAGGTAATGGCCCCTAACCGGGTTTGTGTATCATTTTGTTCGGAGATATGGCGATGCCTAATGTATTTCGCGAAACTCAATACGTTCTAGATGACGTATTTGTACGCTTCTGGAACAGTTTAGCCTTTGCAAGAACTGCTAACCGCAACTTGGAAGGTGACTTCAAAAACCTCAAATTTGCTACCGGTCAAACGATTGATTACCGCTTAGAAGAAAGATATCTCGCCGGTGAAGGCGCGGTCGCTGTCTCTGAAGCGCGCGTCCAAGTAATTCGTCCGTTAACCATCAGCAAGCAATTCCGTACCATGGTTGAATACACGGGCTTTGAATTAACGTTCGATCGCGCTCGCGATGAACCCTATTTAGAAATGGCTAACGCTCCAAGAGCTAAACGCCTAGCTAACATGGTAGAAAACTTCATTGCAGCTCAAAACTTCCAGCTTCAAACCTATCAAGCTGTCGGTACTCCTGGCGTCCCGGTGGACTTCAACACGATTCTGACCGCTGATGCCTACATGACTGAATTAGGTATTCCTGAAGACGGCAAGCGATATGCTGCAGTTCCTCCTAGAACCGCTGCTTCCTTATCCAACGATTTATTCGCTGTGTTCAACAACTCCGTTAACACTGGCGCTTTAATCGATGGATTCATTGGTCACCTATCAGGCTTTGACTTCTTCAAGACAAACTTCTTGAATCGTCAAATCGCTGGTGTTGGTGAAGCAGGCGGCGCGCCCCCAGCTGGCTTTAAGCTCGGCGGAACGGTTACAAACGGCCCTATTGTTGGCGGAAATACTATTTCTGTTACTGGCCTTGTTGCTAACCAACCTAACGCTTTCAACGTTGGTGACATCATCGAAATTGACGATGCTGCAGGCGTGTTTATGGTTAATCCTTTAACCTACCAACCCCTACAACAACGCGCTCAATTCGTTGTAACAGCTACAACCCCATCTGACGGTGGTGGTAACGCTAACATTCCAGTTAATCCAACCATTGTGATTGCTGGTGCTCGTCAAAACATTTCTGCCGCTATCCCTAATGGCGCGCAAATTCTGTTACGTGACGATCATAACGTTAGCTTGGCTTACCATACTCAGGCTGTGGTTTTTGCGGCTCCTCCAATCAAGGAATTGAAAGGTGGTGTTGAGGCAGTTACCCGTTACAGCGACTTGTACAAGCTTGCTATGACTTACTCTCTTGGTGCTGACATCAGGAATTACGAGCAACTCGACCGTATCGATATCATTTGCGGTGTTGCTATTAACCCTGAATTTGCAGTGCGGATCTGCTCGTAAACAGATCTCGATTTGGGCTGCTTTTGCTTAACGGTGAAGGCAGCTCCTTTTTGCTAAGGGATGGGGCAATGCATGAAACAAGAAACGATCAAAAAGCAAGAAATGGTCAAATATGACAATAGAATCGTCCCCAAGGAAGGTTTTCGCGCATTCATCTATCACGTAGATGGTACCCGTAAACTTGCCAATTCATGGGAAGAATTCGAAGCATGTGTCCAAACAGGAACCTGGTTTTCTTCTGCTCAAGTAGCTGGTGAGAAGCAAAAGACTAAAAAGAAAGGGGATTAATAAATGCCCACTGTTCGTCAATTTGTGCATCAAAGCTACCGTTTGATTAGTGCCAGCAATCCTACCGTTCCTCTTCATGGTGACGATCTCGAGCTGGGTATTCTCGTATTGAATCAATTGATGCAATCTTACGCAGCAACCGGTTTAATGCTCACAATTGCGACAACAGTTACGATCCCTTTGACTATTAATCAAAGCGAAGTAGTCATTGGTCCTGCAACTTTTGTGCCTTTACCAGACATTACAATAGGCCGATTGGCCAATTACGATAGCTCATGGCTATTACTAGATGGGGTAACTTATCCATTAATTCAGCAAAATAGAGATGAATTCCTGGCAGCTTGGAAGTTCGATCCACTCGAAGGATTGCCAAGATTTGCCGTTGTCTATCCAGACGTGGAAGTAGTAAGAATTCGGCTTTATCCTGCCCCAAGCCAATTCTTTGAATTTAATTTGCGTGGCAAGTTCCAGAAAACGGATTTGGATTCCAATGACACACTTGATGGTTTACCTGACTACTACATCCGTTATTTGCTTTTTGCTTTGGCTAGAGATGTCTCGCTATATAAAGGGCGAGCCGCCGCTTGGACTCCACGTTTGGAACAAACTTACGTGGAAGCTAAAGACATCATGGAATCTGCTAGTGAGGTCAATACTTCGATAGTAGGCGACAGAGAATCCCTCTTAAACGGCGCATGGCGCGTTAGGGCGGGTATTTAATGGCAGTAGAGCAATTACCCATCTTTACCTATTATAACAGACAGAGATTCATTCAATTTGGATCTATGGACTGTGCTAATTGGTATGGGATTGCTGCTCCTGACACAAAGAAAATGCAAGCTTTGTACCCTGCGATGGGAAGGAAGCACATCAGCTATTTCGGGCAAAATGTGTTGCTGTTCAATAACGAACCCAGCGCAGTATTTAGAACTATAGATAACTTCTATGTAATCGATGGTACGTCAGTCGTGCATGTCGATAAATTTTACAATCAGACTATTATTGGGAATGTGCCTTTAGGCTCTACCTGCGATTTTGATTACTTATCGGTAGGCCAACAAATCTATGGGTTGCTAACGACCGGCACCTCAATGTACTTAATCATTGAAAATGGTGCTGCAGTCTCATTTAACCTCGTTACTGACCCAAATAAACCCCCGCATCCTCAATATGTGGCAGCTTTTGGGAATAGATTTGTGGTGAATGAGGCTAATACTACCCAGTTTTATTTATCGAAAATTCAATTTGGGGGCGTTCCTAATCCCCCAACATTTACGCTTGCTGATTTGTTAAACCAAGCTTTTACCACTGAAGGCGCACCACTAGTCAATTTGGCTTCTGGAATTATCAGACAATTTGGCGTCCTTCATAATCAGCTTTATATATTCAATGACTTTACAACCGATGTTTGGGCTAACATTCCATCACAGAATGTTTTAAATACTCCCAATACCAATCCATTTCCTTGGAAACAAAACACTTCTTATAACTTTGACTTTGGTATTGCAGATCCAAATTCATTAGATATCGATTTTGGCATGATGGTTTGGCTCGCTCAAAACAAGAACGGGCTGGTGTCATTCATGATGTCTACAGGCGGTCAGCCTCAAGATATTTCTTCACAAGCGGTGAATGTGCTCCTAGAAGGCTCCTTTGACCAATTAGGAGACAGCCCATTCGTTTCAGGCGTAGCGGATGCCTTCTTATATCAATATGAGAATTCCATCTTCTATCGCGTGTCAGCTGGCCAATATCGTGGCGATGGACAATTGGACATCAATGAGAGCGCTGTAACCCTCGAATACAATTTTGGCATTCAGAAATGGGCACGAGCCATTGAGCTTAACGGCGAAAGAAATAGAATCCAAAGGCATATTTATTTCAACAATAAGCATTTGGTCACTGTCCAAAGTGATACCGCCATGTATGAAATGGCCGGTAATATTTACTACAATGAAGTCAGAACCACTGGCGCGGGTGGCCAAGACCTCGACGCCTTCACTAAATATCCTATGCGTTATGAACTCATTACGCAGCAAATATTCGAAGAAGATTATTCAGAATTCCTGACGGATTATGTCGAAATTGACTTTGTGTTTGGCGATAGAACCTTTTATCGAAATGATGCGCCATTTGACAACACGGTCTTTGTTATCACAGAAGATGCAGACCATCGCGGTTGCCCTATATTTGTAATAACTGAGGATGCTGCCGCAGATGGCACACCTGTCTTCGTTATTACTGAGGATGGCAATACCCCAGGATTTGATGACAACCATTACAACAGCTTATTTAAGCCAAACATCGGTCTTTATTATTCAGATGATGGCGGTATTTCATTCACCTACGCTGACTTAAGAGAGTTCTCACAGCTAGGCCAGTACCGATGGAGAATGAGATGGTATGAGCTAGGATATTCTCGTAATCGTTGCTATAGGCTTGTATGTGTTAGCTCTGCTCCTATTGTTGTATTAGGTGCCGTGCAAGATAGAAGACGAGCAAGTGGGGGAGCAAATTAAATGACTATATTGCTCGACAGAATTGACTCAGCGCCAATGCTTGAAGATAACTTCACTGATTTTTTTAAGGTATGGGTGTCGAATTTAATTGATAGTATTAATGAAAACTCCAATGATTTGGAGAATTTCTTCAATTTAAACTTTACACCACCTTCATTTACGCAGGCTCAGATTTTGGCTATGGCGGCCACGTTGCCTGATAGTGTAATTTTATATTGTACAGACCATGTTCCCCCTTGTTATGTAGGCAAGATTAGTGGTGCACTGGTTCAATTTACAACTGCAGCTTTTCCTTAAGGATTGATTATGGGAATGTTCGATTTAGGTATTGGTGGTTTATTCAAGGGATTCAGTAGCTTTATGCATCCTGAAAAAGGATACAAAAAAGCTCAAGAACAACTTGATAAATACTACAACCAAAGCCAAGGATATTATCAGCCTTACGTAAATCAAGGCCAAGAAGCCTATGGCGATTTAAATAATGCGATGAAATCATTATTGAATCCGACGGAACTGTACGATCAATGGATGAATTCATATCAAACCAGCGATGCGGCAAAGTTTGCGCAAGAGCGAGCCATGGATCAAGGTTTGAATGCTGCTAGCGCTATGGGCGTTTTAGGCTCAACACCTGCCATAAAATCTATTCAATCGGGAACCAACCAAATAGGCGCAGAAGACCAACTCAATTACATCAATCAATTGATGGGTATGTACTTGCCAGGGGCTCAATTGGCTCAAGGCATTTATGGAACGGGCGCGAATGCAGGAATGGCAATGGGGCAAAATGCTAACCAAATGGGGCAAAATTCAGCTCAAATGGCTTTTGGTAAGCAAAACGCACCTGGTCAAATGTTTAATGATTTGCTCAAAACTGGTGCTTACTGGTCAACAGGCGGGGGTAAATAATGCCATTGAATATCCCTATGCCTTCACTTGATAGAAGCGGCCTCTTTGAAGGCTTATTGCATGGTCATCAACGCCAAGATAGACAGCGTCAAATGGAAATGCAACAAAAGCACCATGAAGATACTCATGCTATTCAGTTGCAGCAACAAGCTCGCCTTGCAGAATTGCAGCCTTATGTTATCGAGCAATATAAGCAAAAAGCGGCTATGCATCCTTTTATCATGGATCAATATAGGCAAGCTCAAGCTTTGGCTCCATTAGAGCGCCAATTAAAAATGGCTCAAATCAATGCTGCTATTTCTGAGCAGGCCCAAAAAGAATTCGATCAGAATTTCGTTAAACAGTTCATGGGTGGCCAAGGATCACCTATGCAGCAACCAGGCGTTCAAATGCCAGGTCAGCAACCTATGCCACAACCAGGGCAACCGAACGTTGCGCCTCCTAGCATGGAACAGATTCAACAAGGGTTTAGTGGTCAAGCCATGCATCCAGTATTGGCCGCTAAAATGAAAAAGTTGACGGGATGGGATCCAAATGAGCAAACGCCTGAACAAAAAAGGGCAGCTGATATCCAACAGTTCCGCGAAAAAGAAGAAATTAAAAAGAGCATGAAAGGGGAGGCCGATTTAAGCGCCCCCACAAAAGCCACGATCACGGCTAATCAATCTGTCATTACGGCGGCAAATAATATTATTCCGCAAATTGAACAATTAAAGAAAATGGAAATTCCATATGCGGGTTCTGGCGCGATAACTTCGCCTGATAAATATGCTAAATATGAAGCGCAGTCTAATGCGATTGCGGATGGTTTGATGGCTGCTTTTGGCTGGCCTAAGACTGACCAAGCCTTACAAATGGCTAAGCAGATGGTTAAGAGAAAGCCCTTGGAATCAGAGACCTCATATAAAGCCAGGTTGAATGAAGTGATTGGTGAACTTAAGCACAGAAGAACATCTGCGCATGAATTACTTTCTAATTCTAAAGTTAAACCAAATGCGCAAGGCGAAATGTTAAAAGGGCGCATTAATGGCAAAGAAGTAACCGTACATCCTAGTAGACGAGAATTATTTATGCAGCAAGGAGGGGAGTTGTTATGACAGATTGGTCAACCCCTCTTGAAGATTGGGAAAAGCCATTGGAAGCCCCATCGAAGAAGAAAGAATCTTTGAAAGAAAAGGTGCTTCGCTATGGGATAAAGAACCCAACTGCAGGTGTGGCCAAATTTGGCAATAAGCTTCTTAATATCCCATCAAGTCTAGCAGAATTAATGGGCGATAAAACTTCAGCTGATATATTGAGCGTTTATAAAGATTTTGATTATGACAAAGCTTTAGGATTGCCTGAAGAAAAGAATATAGGTGATATCGGGGTGCAACTACTGCCTGAATTATTGGGTGCCTTTGCCGTTCCAGAAGCAAGTCTTGGAAAGATTGGCCAAGGGCTTAATAAAATCCCTAAAGCGGGCAAATACATTAATAAGATTTTATCGCAAGCATTACCACAGGCTGCCTATTCTGGCGCTTTGGCTGGCCCAGAAGACGCAGGAGAGGCGGCATTAACTGCAGGAGCCACAATGGCACCTTTTTCAGCAGCAAGCGAATTTGCTAAATCTACTTCCCCATGGGCAAGACGTGCAGCTCAAGGTATTGGGGCTGTTGGTGGTTATGAATTAGGCAAGATGGGTGCAAATGCTGCAGGTGTTTCGCCTCAGTTTGCGGATTTGGCGGGAATCATCACAGGTGCATTAGGCGCTCGTGGCATGACATCTCCTAGGATGATGCAACAGCGCTTAACTGAAGGTATGAACCCAGAAGTCACGGCGGAAAGATTAGAGGCTGCTAGAAGGCTTGGATTGGATTATTTGACACCCGCTGAAGCAAGTCTAAACCCATATTTAGGTGGTCGTCAGGGCGCATTGGGAAATACTTCTGAAGGTTCCCACATGATGTATCAGAAGGCTAAAGACAGGGTTGCATCTGAAGAAAAGGCCATTGGTGAATTATTGGATACTATTTATTCCGGCAAAGAAATGAAGCCGAAAATGGAAAAGCTTTATGAAGAAGCCAAAAAGACAAAACTTCCTGAAGAATTCATCAATAAGTATAAAGACAATGAAATTATTAAGCATGCTCAAAAAGATGTTTTTTCTAGTTCAGCTTACCGAGAAAAGCTTAAAAATGTTCCAAAAGATAGCGTGGAATATTGGGATTTGGTTAAACAAGCCATTTCAGACTTGGAAGAAAAGGCTCCCAAAGGTGAAAGAAAGATTTATACGGACGCCCGAAAGGATTTGGTAGGGGAAATCGACAAAATAGATCCTCGCTACCAAGAGGCCCGTTCTTTTGCTGAACGCAAAATTACAAGAGATAAGCTAGAAAAGGCATTTGACAAGGCTGATCCGTCAGGCAAGAGCTTCTTTAAAGCATTAGCAAGCAAAGAGAAGTTTGAAAAGTTACAGCATAACTTAAGAAATGTTCCTGAAGCCCAGGAGCGCTTAAAGGATATGAAGATGATTTTTGGTGATTTAATCAGTCCTCCTACAATTAGGGGAGCTGCAGCGCTGGAAAAAACCAGTATGAATAAGCCAAGAAGCAGTATTCAAGCCGTAACAGATGCGATGGAAAATGCCTTAACTAAAGGCAAATATGATAAAGAAATGATTGATTTCATAACGAATCCTAATTGGGACGCGATGATGGCTGACTTAAATAAAATCAGCAATAAACAAGAGAGAATGGCTAAGTTTATGGAAATATTCGGTAAGAGTATAGCGCAATCAAATGCTCATAAAGAACCATTTATGAAGACTGAAAATCATGAATTTTATGATTAATCTCCAAACCAGATGACAGCCAAGAGGGCTGCAAGAGGATGAATGTTGTATAGGGCGATAAGCACAAGTAATTCGAACATAAGTTAGTCATTTAGTTGTAATTGATGGGTTAGAAAATAGCACAGTTGATAGACGAATAAAATTGTAGATACAAGGATTTGAAGGGATTAGATATGAATAACGGAGTGATTCCAAGCCATTGCTTTTGCGGCGTCGGTCCTTATACCAGGAGCGCTAATCCTGTTTGGTCTTTTGTTGACTTAACCGGCAATCAATTCGACGATACGTTCTATATGTGGGTATTGAGCAATCAAATTCCTTATGTGCCTGCAGCTGTCTATCAGACGCCTACAGGTACGCCTTGGACTGATCCAATACGATTCTTGGCTAATGGCACGCTTCCTAATAACATCTATTGGGATCCCAATGTTATTTACCGTTTGGAATTTAGGCATAACCTTGGACTATTACCACCATCCCAGAATGACCCATTAATCTATTTGGTCGAAAACTATGCGCCAAATGGTAATAATGCTGAATTGGAAAACATTTCTAATTTAACGACTTCGAACCAAGTATCGAATTCACAGTTCGTTGAAGTGAACTTCCAAAGCCCATTTACTTTGACCAACGTGACTAATCCTCCTCCCATTGAGATTGCGCCTGATTGGTTCTTGACCTTGACGGGTACTGGTAACGTCACAATCAACCAAATCCCTTTATATGATGCGCCAGGGCTTACAAACCCCACGAATGCACCATATGCATTAGAAATCAATTTAACGGGTGGTTGGACGGGTAATCCTATTTTAAGCCAAACCTTACCGGTTAATGGCATGCTATGGGCTAATAAATATGTCTCTCTATCCTTTACAGGATTGATTCAGACTGCGCCAGCGCCTGTTACCGCTAGATTGATTGCTTCCAATGGACAACCAATAGCAGTATTTAACAATAATATTTTGTCGAATACCTTTACAGAATATACCAGTGTTGCTTTATTGCCTGGCACGATGAATGCAAATATTCCACCTAATGCGAATATTCAATTCCAAATGCTATTGCCAGCGAATGGTGACATCTATTTGACAAGCTTCCAATTGGTTGCGTCGACTGTAGATACACCATATGAATATCAGCAAGAAACGGTCAGTAGACAAAAAGACCAATTATTCCATTATTACAATCCAAAGCTGCAATTCAAGCAAACGCCAAGCTATTTGGTAGGTTGGGATTTTCCACTTAATCCAGCACAATTCAATGGTTCAGCTGTAGCGGCTCAAGCGGTCGGTGCTAACGCTTCATATTATGCGTGGGATCAAACGATTCTATTTCAATCTGCCAATAGCGGTTTAACTGTAAGTAGAGGCGCTCAAGGCGGATTAACGGTGACTGCAGCTCAAGTAGGGCAGTTTGCTGTTATTCAATATTTAGGGCAAATAGAAGCGCGAAAAATCCTTCAAGATGCAATGTCAGTTAATTTGGCTGCTTTGGGCAACGTGGCTGCAGGCAACGTTATTGGCAGCATATCCTTGTGGTATACCAAAGACGCTAACTTGCCTAATGTTGCGACAGGAACTAACCAAACGTTTATTGCCACGCTCGATCCAGTGACAGGCCGTCCAGCAACCTTCACAGGTGGTACCAACTGGATAGAGATAACAAGAGATATCCGTCAAAACGCAACATTCAATATTGCATCAGGAACACTTGAAGACTTTGGTTTTAATGGATGGGCTATAGACAATGGCGTGGCTGCCGATGCTAATTTGGCTACTTTCTTTGCTATTGTTATCGGTTTTGCTCCTTTGGCCGTAAATGATGCCATCGAAATCAATTCCGTGAGTTTGGTAGCCGGTGATATTCCTTCAAAACCCGCGCCTCAAACTGTCGATGAAGTCTTAAGAACTTGCGAACACTATTATGAAAAAAGCTATGCATCAGGAACAGTGCCCGCAACAGTTACTAATGTGAATTCAATTTGCAAGGCTCAAGGCGCTTGGCTGCAAGGTGGCGTGGCTTATAGGATGGTCGCAGGAAGCTTTTCGGTTGATTACAAGACGGTTAAAAGAACTTCGAACGCAACTATAAATTTATACAACCCTGCCACGGGAACAATTAACCAAGTTCTAGGTACTGTTTTTGGTTCAGGAAGTGCGGCCCAAGGAACTGGCAATATTTCTACTGCCATTTGGACACCAACGCTAGGCAGCAAATCAACGTATTTTACGCTTACTACATATAACCAGGCTGTTACCGAAGGTTCATTTGCTGGCGGTAATTGGGCATCAGGCGCGATTCAATTGCATTATGTAGTTGATGCTCGCTTAGGCATAGTGAATTAATTAAGGAGAAAAAAATGGCAATTTCCTATAACAGTAATTATGAACAAACTATCCCGTTTAGTGATGTTTGTGCGCAATTAGCTTTAGCGACTAATACTGACTTGAGCTATACGATTCCAGGAACAGCGGCAAATCATTACACGATGATTATTACTTATACTTCTACCTCAAATGTATTTGTTCGTAAAAATGCAGCTGCAACAGTACCAGGAGCGGGGCTGGTAACCCAGAATCAATATGAAGAATTTAGGGGTGGTTCTGATGGCACAAAAAGAGCTGTAAAGGGTGGCGACGTGATACACTTTATTACACCTGATGCCTCAGCATATGTCGGCATTAGATTAATGGCTGTGCCAGCGTAAAAGGATAGAACGATGGTATTTACAAGGAAATTTAGCCAATTCGTACCCGAGCCAGTTGATGAAGTGGTTGGCTTAACTGACGGTGCAAACGCAATTGGTCCAAATGGAGGCGGTGGTGACAATATTGCAGTCATTGATCAACCGAACGCATTCATTCCTGGCCAATGGGTAAGAATTGATGTAGCAACACAAGTCTATGTATTAGCGTTGGCAGATTCCAAGCAAGATGCAGAAACTTGGTGGCTCGTTATTGCAGCCACTCCCACTCAATTTACAATTCAGGGCGGCGTAACCCGCGTAGATTTCGCTACATTTACCACGACAGTTCCAGGGTTATTGCCATTCATTGTTGGCGCACCTCAGTACATTTCTGGCTCAACACCAGGGTTAATGACCTACGATATTCCCACAATTCCTGGATATGTAAATAAACCACTTTTTATTGCCGATGGCCCAACAACAGGCTGGATTTTATCTGCTAGAGGATATGTCGTCGCCGTTAATCAAGGAAACCCAAATATGTGTAACATGGTCACAGTCACTCAACCAGGAAACGGCTTTGTTGTAGGCGATGTAATTTACGCGACAACCACGCCAAACGTTTACGCCAAAGCAATAGCTTCAGGTACCTTTGCTCAATCAGATAGAGTAGGTGTGGTGGTAATCGCTGGCGATCCAACCTTCACTTATCAAACTGAAGGCAATGCGATCAATGTTATTGTTACTGATGATATTGGCGCACCGATCAATCCTGGTATTCGTTACTGGTTAAGTCCAACAGTTGCAGGAAAAGTAACAGCCGTTCAACCAATTGCTTCAAATCAATATAGCGTTCCTGTTTACATACCCTACGCGATTGCTGGCGGAATTATTACCCCGCAACGTTCTTTGCTTGGTCCCGTTGGCGCACCTGGCGCTAGCCCTCCAGTGTTCTTGGGTATTTTAAATGAGGGTAATGGATTCTCAAGCCAAACTATATTAAATGGAAATTATCATGCTTATTGGATCATTTTTAATTCGTCTACAGGAAATCCGATACAAGTTACAAATGGTGGCGCACCATCCGGTATTGGCTTTCAAATTTATTCAGGAGGTGTATGGACAGTTGGAAATGCATCAGCTTATATAGATGGCGTTAATAGCACTGCAGGCGTGAATACGGCTACTTGGTGGGGATTTGTGAGAAATACTGCAAGCCCAAATACAATGCTTGTCGTGCCACCATTAGTTAATCAACCTGAATTAGGATTTGGTTTTTGCATGTTAACGACAGCCAATGGATTGGTAAATATCAGCGGAGAAATAGATTTTGCTGACTATAGTAGTCTTCCTATAGTTGGATATACATCAGATCTTTCTTTAGCTCAAATAATTGCGGGTGTTGCTAATGGGTTGAGAATGATAGTAGATGGTCCCGGTGCATTTGTACCAGGAAGCGGATTTTATTTGACCGTGTTCGGCATCCCTAATACATAAAAGAGTGTGAAATGATAAATTATACAGCTATAAGTCAATTATTTACGACGGAAATTATGCAACATCTAGTTGTCCAGAACGGTCATAATTTCCAGGTTGACAATGTAATTTATTATACCGGTGTTCTGTATGCTCTCGCTCACAATGATACGCAAATGACCGCTCAGACAATTGGTATAGTAAGTAGCGTCATTGATGTTAATCAGTTCTATGTCACTGAGGTAGGTTTTCTTCCAATCCTTACTGGCCCTTATGTTCCGGGAAGTTTGTATTATCTGGATGGGGCAGGAAATCCAGGTGGTTTAACTTTAACCCCTCCAAGTGCAAGTGGTACTTGGGTAGTCCCATTATTCATAGCCATCACGAATACTTCAGGCTATTACTTTAATAATGCAGGTAGATTGAATACTCCTGGGGGTACTGGGTTTACTTGGCAAACTATTACTGCTAATCAAACTTTGGTTGCCAATAATGGATATTGGGTAAATGGGGTGGGAGCATTGAATAACCTTCAATTGCCCACAACAATGGTCGTGGGGGATAGAATATCTGTGTGGGATCTGGGTGGAAATGGATTCACTATTACCGAGCAAGCCGGTCAATCCATTTTATTGGGAAATAATATTACTACTGTAACAACGGGTACGATCGTGTCGGCGATAAGAGGCAATCGAGTAGATTTAACTTGCCAAACAGCCAATACATTTTTAACTGGCACTGCCTCTGGCATTGTCTCTGCAACGTAAGGAATAAAATCATGGCAGCATTTTGGTTTAATAGTTTAGATTTCCCCAACTTAACGGTGAAGGGTTCGCCCATTGGTGCGGATTCGATTTTAATTGCTGATAGCACAACTTCGCCTGCGGGTCAGCCTAAACAGGCTTTGATCAGCTCATTGCCATTTACACCGATTGGTGGCGCGGCTTTCGGCGATGTGAATGCGGCTACTCAGGCGATGGCCATCGATACAATTTATTTTGTTCGATATGCAGGTGGTGTTTGTACTTTAACGCTCCCAGCTGCAGCCAGTTCGCCATTTGGGGCATTCATCGGGATATTTGGTGTTGGTGCCATTTCTAATGCTTTTGTTATCGCGCAAAATGCTTCTCAGTTTATTCAGTTAATTGACCAAACTACTACGGCTGGCGTGGGCGGAACTCTGACGGCGGGGAACAAATTCAATAACATTATCTTAAGGAATATGGATCAGGGTGGTACCGGTTTAACCTGGGGCGTACAATCAGTAAACGGTTCATTCTCGGGGGCTTAATATGGCAGCATTTTGGTTTAATAGTTTGGACTTTGCCAATTTAACGGTGAAGTCTACACCCGTGGGGGCTGATTCTGTCTTGCTTGCCGATAGCGCGACTTCGCCTGCGGGTCAACCAAAGCAAGCTTTATTAAGCAATTTACCTTTTGTTTCTAATTCAATAAGCATAAACACTCAAAATGCCAACTATAATGTGGTTGCGGGGGATAGAGCAAAAGTAATATTTTCCAATCTTTCTACTACGTCATCAGTTGGCTTTAATTATACGCTATTAGCGCCAGCGACAGCTGGAACAGGTTGGTTTTGTTATTTTGAAAATCAAAACTTATCTCTTTTCGGAACAAATTTTCTAATTCCCGCCAGTGGTTCTATCAATGGCCGTTCAACTTACCCATTGTATCCTGGGAGGGGAGCCTTAGTTTATTGCGATGGCTCGAATTACTATGTAATTTCTCCAGTAGATCAGACACCTATTTCACCTGATATATATGCTGTTTTACCTGGCGTATTAGGAGTAACTCAAAGTACTACTTTGATTCAAACCCAAGGAGTGGTATTAAATTCTAATGTTGTTTGCTTTCCATTTATTTTACCTACTAATGCTAGGTTAACTAGCGCTAGCATTAGTGTCAGCGTTGGATTGGCCGCTTCTACAGTTACAGTGGGTGTATATGGCGATAATGGTTATAATAGTGTGCCATCTGGCGCTGCTTTAACGGCAGTTTCTATTGCGACAGCTTCCTCGGGAGTTAAGACAGGAAATTTTGCAGCAACTATTCCTATGTATGCAGGACAGTTTTACTGGGCAGCAATTCAATGCAGTTCAGCTATTACACTGTCATTAGTAAACAATATTATGAATACAACGCTCTGGAATAGTGGTGGTGGTTATTCAAATATATTGACACCTGGAATGAACTTGCAAACTTTAGCTAACGCTTATTCTGCAGGAACATTGCCAACTTGGTCAGGCTTGGCGAATAGTTTTCAAGCATATTTGCCATTAATTAACTTTTCATTTGGATAAGGATATTACATTATGGCATTTTTACCTGTTAATTTAACTTTGTGGAGCAATGCTCAAAATCCTAATACCCCAAGGAATTTACCACAATGGTGGGGATATTTGACAACTACTGATGCTGTGGCATTTGTTTCAGCGGAGGGATATTTTAATATCGATCCAGGTACATTGCTTCAAAACACAACCTTTCGTATTGGCGATTTGCTTTACTGTGTTTGCTCTGACAGTACCGTTGAATTAGAAATAACAGCTTTAATACCTAATATTACTACTGTCACTAATGCAATCAACGTTGGCCCAAATTCGGTCAATACAGCTGCTATCCAGAACCTAGCGGTTACTGCAGCCAAGATTGCTTTGGGAGCTATTACAACCGCGCAGATTAATGCTGCAGCGGGCATTGTAGGCACACAATTAGCTAACAATACCATTACGCCTACACAGATTGCTGTTAATGGCTTAACGAGCGGCGCATTGGCTTTAAACACCATCCAATATATTCAGGTTCCCATGACAGCTGCCCAATGGAATGGCATGTCAGCTGCGCCGGTGCAAATTTTACCTGCACCAGGAGCAGGTTTGATTTATATGGTGGACAATGTCTGGTATGACATGGCCTTTGTAACTGCACAATATGCAAACGGAGGCGTTGTTAATCTGCAGTTCGATTCCACCGTTACGGGAGCTGGTGTACAAGTCACGGCTGACACGGCTGCCGCTACCATTACTGGTCTTGCTGCTAGTAGTATTGTCGTTCCAGGACTTTCAGCGGCTGCTAAAGCGCAAGCTACAACCGTGAATAAAGGGTTGTTTATGTCCAACAAAACAGCGCCATTCATCACTGGTGATGGCACATGGAAAATTAACGTTGCTTACAGAATCGTTACTGCTTAATTAACCTAAAATGGAGATTTGAAAATGGCTAAGTCACACAAAGAACACGCAGAACATCATCGTGAAAAAATGATGCATCATAAAAAGATGGCAAAATCTGAGGGCAAAAAAGAAGCTCCAAAGGCTTCTAAAAAGATGTCCAGCAAATCTAAGAAGGATTGCTACTAATGAGTAAAGATGGTGGGGAAAAATGGATTTCTCGAGCCATTAAAAAGCCTGGGGCGCTTCATAAGTCGCTCCACGTGCCAATGGGCAAGAAAATTCCAGAAAAGAAGTTAGAGAAGGCTGAACATGCACCTGGAAAATTAGGCAAGCGTGCAAGATTAGCCAAAACTTTAGAGGGATTTCACAAATGAGCAAAGAAGATAGAATTGCTTTTAATACAGATAGAAAAACCGATCGTACTAATAAGATTAAGACTAATTATGACGACGATATCGATAGCGCCAAATCTGCTCGAAATACTCAATACCATGATACCGATCCAAGAATTGAAAAGGAAGGTTTCCTAGGTGTTGATGACTTGGACAGATTGCGTAGACGAAAGATTGGTAAAATATTTTAATTTTAAATCAAGGAGAATAGTATGGCTATTTTAGCAATCAGTAGAGACTTTGGAGCTTTAGATCCAAATATCGTCCGCGTAGTTACTACGGATAATTTAGGAACTATTACTGCAGCTGGGTATTTAACTGCTCAAGCTACTACAATTGAAACTCTACAAAATGGTGATTTTCAATGGAAGTTTGATGATTATGTTTTGATTGCTTACATTGGTGGCGAAGGATTCTTTACTTACAATCCTGTTACCTTAACGTTTGATCCCGCTCAAGGATCTTTCAGCAGCCAAGTTACATTGACTTCTGCTCAAATTATGGGTATGGACGCAGCGCCGGTGCAAATTATCGGGGCTCCAGCTTTAACTAGAGCAATTATTCTTAATCGCATTGTTTGTGTCTATCATTTTGGTACCGTTCAATATACCGCTGGTGGCGCTATAGGTCTTGAATGGGGCAATGCCGCCGCTCTGGCCGGTCCCGCTGCTTCGACAACCTTGGCAGGTGCTACATTTGACGGATACGTTGCAAGCAATATGTTTGAATTGACTCCTGATAATACTGATACTTTAGCGCATATTGCAGGCATGGGTGTATTTATCAGTAATAATACAGCACCATTTGCAACAGGTGATGGTACATTGGTAGTGAATGTTAACTATAATATAGTTACCGCTTAATGCCTTATGGATTTATTGCAGTTCGATAAATATGTCCTGGTTCCAGCGTTAAGCATGATAGGGATGCTCTCCCCATCCTCACATGTCTTAATGCTGGGAACAGGAATGATCGAAACGAATTATGAGTATTTGAAGCAATTTAACGATGGCCCAGCTTTGGGCGTATTCGAAATTGAGCCAGATACTTATGAGGATGTTTATCGTTATCTCAATAGATATGACAATCGCAAACTGAAAGAGGTTTGTATGGCTGCTTGCCTGTATGAATCATGGCCAGATAAAGAAGCTTTGATTTATAATTTGCGATGGGCAACAATCATAGCTCGTGTGAAATATAGTATGATTACTGAACGCCTACCTTTAGAGACTGATGCAGCTGCAATGGCGCAGTATTACAAGAAGTATTACAATACAGCCGAAGGGAAGGCTCAGATGCCTGAAGTCATTTCCATATTCGAGCATGTAATCAAGAAAATGACTTCCATCGCAGCTTAATTTGGTTTAAGTATAATTGCTTTGTTATCTACGGTTTGGATTGTGTTTTCAATAGTGATCACATTTTCAAGTGGTGCTATAAAATGGACGCCTGGCGGTAATACCTTTTTATAGAAAGTAACAATTTCTTCCTCTGTGGCGAAATCCCAGGAAATTATCTTTGTTACCTGATTGCCATTAACGACGGCTGATGACATAAGTAACCAATGTTTCCTTTTTGGTGCATTTTCTTCCATTTTTTAACCTTATTTCACTTCTCTTAGCCATTCTTTGGGGAGATAGGTATAACCAAATCTCAATAGTTCTGATGCCATTCTTAATGTTTCTGTTATGCATGATTTGTTTTTTATTTCTAGCGAGATACACCATCCTTTTTCATTCTTTACCGTTACTTTGTTGCCCTCAATAAGCGTTATGACATCATGGGGCAAATTAACTTCTTTACATTCATATTTAGCCACATATTGAACATATTGATTATTAACAAACTGAATAGGCCCCATAAGGTCATATCCTTTTTGCAGATAATCTTTCACCCCATTAATTTTGGATAGAAGGGCGTAGACATCGTCAGACCTTATCATTTCTACATTAACTAGCGTTTTTTCCTTCATCACATAACCTTCTAATGTTCTCATAATGTTCTTTCTTAAACTGAACGGCAAAATCAACCATTGAGCTGATAAGTTCACTTTCATTTTGGCCTATTCCATGCAATTCATTCATGAGAAGGGCAGTACAAATCATTCTTGAAGATAGTGCTTGCCATGTTGCTACGAATATTACGGCATCTTCTTTCTTCAGAAGGTGATCTGCTTTCACTGTCAGAAATTGAAATAACTTCTTTGCATAAAGTTCGGCTTTGCGCCATTCCTTATCCTCAGCCATTATCCTTCATCCTTTTTAAGCACCTGGCAGTATATCTGGCATTCATACATTTCATTTTCTACCACCACAGTTTTTGGACGACTCCAACTGCAACCTGATAGTATTAGCGCACAAGCTACAAGTATTATGCTTTTCATTTTCATCCCTTGGTATATAAACCCTATTCAATCCATTATCCAGTCTTAACTTTTCGTACATTTTACAGTTTTCATGCTTGATGTATAATGCTACCAAAACCACAAATACAAGCATGCTAAAGATCATCTTTGCTTCATTAGTCATCCCTTTATAGCACGTCCTTTTTTAATTTCTCCATCATCAATGAAATATCCATCATTTGATTAGCAATATTTTTATGAACCTTATCAATATGTTTAAGGTGCTTTTTGTGGTGGAAATGATTAACCAATATTGCCAACCAAATTAACGAATTAGCTGTTAGAAAATAAAACTGGTCCATGCGTAATAATCCCTTATTCATGAAAAATTAGTGCGCCTTATGCAGCTTTTCATTCAAAAACGACTTAATTTCATGATGAACGCCGAGCCATATGGCTATTCCAATAGTTGAAAAGAATGTAAGCATTAAGTTTTCTGCATGGGAAGCATTAAACACTTCCCCGATGGTCCACATAAAAACAAAGCCGAATGCTACGAGAAGTAGTTTATTTTTCATTGTAATGGCTCCCAATTAAATTCCTGCACACCCATATCATGAAGTTGACCAACACCCTGGGTGGCTACGAGTGTTCCTACAGCATAACCTATTCCTACTGGCCCTGCAGTCAGGCCACCTACGAAGACCATAAACACGGCCTGAAACACATTAAAATGAAACTTAAACTTACCGCCGTCAACTTCATGAATCTCATTCAGCGTTAATGTTCGCATTTGCTTCTTCCTTGCTTGGAGATAATTTATATAGATTTTTAGATGCTGCAATCATTAAATGATTGAGTTGAGCTGTTGCTTGCATAGAGGCGTCTCTTAGATTTGCATTGTTTTCTAGTAGAGCGCAGGAAAACATTAGAGAAAGTCTCTCATTCAAAATATTAATATCTTTAATGAATTGCCTTAGCAAATCCATCAATGGGATATACTCATCATTGGTCAATCGTTCAATCTTGGATTCAATCGGCATTGGGTTCTTCTTCCTCTATTTCTTGTTCATTTTCTTCAGATGCTTCTAATTCTTCTAGGATGCTTGCTAGCGATTGTTGAACTATTTTTAAATATTTCCCTTGCTCGCCAACTACGAATCCCTTGTATGCCAGTTCAATGGTTTTGAATAACATTTCATTGATTGAGATTTTATACTGGATTTTATCTTCAGGTTTCATTTATCATCCTTATTTATTTTAACCTTTATGTTTATTTCAAAATCTTCTTCTCTTGTTTTTATAGAAACACATGCTTTCCCAGGCCCTTGTATGGAAATAATTTTATCTTTTACGGTTTCCACTATTAAATTTAATGACATAGGATTGCTTGATTCGCATATGTAATTATTTTCCATTTCTATATTCCTTTTCCCATTCTCATTCCGATGTAACCACACAAAATAAGACCTACCGCAATCCATACGCCTATCAATGCGCTCAATAATAGTGACATTTTTATTTCCTGTTCCTTTCCATAATAGGATTGCCATCGCCTTTCTTTCGTTCTGGATTTAAATAATATAAATATCCACTAAAAGATTTAAATCCATATTGTTTAACAATTTCATTTAAGCATTGAGAATGTGATATATCGCCACCCATTGATTGTCGCATTTCCTTAGCCCGCGCTTTAATTATTTCGGGTGAAGGGATTTCGTTATGGCTCATAAGGATATTCTCTCATTAAATGGCTATATTCAGTTGCTTGAGGCGTCAGAATATGGGCATACCCACAACATATAGCCTCAAAGCACAAATCATAGGAGTAACCATCACATGCGGTCCAGGGCAAGTCATCGCCGCATTTAGGGCATTTCCCTTGCTGAAATATTGAAAATGCATTTTCTTTGGTGATGGTTTTTTCAATCATTTTTTTACCAATCCTGCCAAGGAGCTTCGTTGAGCAATTTAACTTCACATTCATCTATTATTTCATAATAGAAATACTTTTTATGTTCCCCCCCCATCTTTTTTATTAATTTATTATCTGCAGGAACTTCTATTAAAATTTCCTGCTCTTCATCATAAATTAAAGCAGGAGGGTTTTTAATGTTGCTTGTTAAAGCAATTTGAACTTTTACTATATTGTTTGTCATTTCAATTTGTCCGCCAACGCATTTGCTTGTTCAGCAATAGGTTCAGCGTCAATAACTTCGCCAGTGTCATAATCAACGACGAATTCCTCACCTACGTTTTCCTTAAAGATGTCTTTCATGTCTTGAGCGCCCATATCAGCTTGCTCATCGATAGAAGTAGCTTGCTGCAGCTTTTCGATAGAAACAGGAAGATATTTAAATAACTTTCTAAGCACGGTCTTCTTCGCCATTTCTTCATAGTCAGTAACCCATGGCCCAGAGCCCGACGTTTTGCTTCTGGCGCGTACTTTGTCCACATCTGGCTTGGACATCACCTCAATCTGATGACCGCCTCCTACGAAGTGTGCGACGGCATAAACGGCAACCAGCTTGCCTCTATCCGAAAGGGAAGGGACATGGCGTAACTTTTCTTGCAAACCGTACTCAAATTCGAAGGTATCATTCTCGTAGACCTCATGAGCTGCTAGGGACACAATCTGGCCTGAACGCCTAGCAAGCTCAATCATGCCTCGGTAGCCCATGATTACTTGCACTTCAGTGATATTCTTTTTACGATTGTCAAACGGGATGAGGTAGATATGCCCTAAAGCGCCGCCTGGCTCTAAACCGAGCTGAGCACACATCATGATCGCACCGCAAAAGGACATTGGGTCACATGTCGCGAGCTTTGGGATTTTTCTTAATTCGGTCAGTGCTATACGGGTCATCCTATCTGGTGACAGATGTTTCGGTAGCGCTTTCAATAACTGTGGCTGCAATTTTTGTAGAAGATTTTGTACGTTGGCGAGTTGGTTAGTACTCTTTTGATTTGCCGGTAAATTCATATTCATATCACCCATATAGTAGTTATTATTTGATAAGGAATCGTCTGCTTGGTTCACTGGTTTTGAGGTACTGTTCATATAGTTTCTCGTGTTCTTCTGCGAACTTCTTCGCATCGAATCTAACGGCTCCTTTTGCATTTTTCCATGTGGCTATTGGTTTTCCATTTCTACCGTGCAATATATCATGATCTTTCATGTATACCTTTATACGAGTTTCGCAAATCTTAATGGCTTCTTCTAGCGATTTGAGATTTTGTTTATTTACAATAAGTTGATCGATATATTCCTCAATGCTGTCATCAACAATCAATGGATCTTCATTGGTTGCGACGCTATAAAGGCTTATCACTTCATCGGGCGTTCTTGGTTCAGGCGGCGTTTCTGTCTTCACGCATTCCCAGAAAGCTTTCTCCTTGGCTATAATGATTTCCTCAAGCTTAGGATTGCGCTCATAGGTATACCAACGAAAATCGCTACCACGAATAAGGACAGCGATATAAGCACGGTCAACATCACAAACAGCAGCATAATGAGCAACTTGGCACAAATAATAATCGGGGATAGTATTATCACCGTCAGCGCCCCAGTTATCATCGCGGCTTGTTGTTTTACATTCGAGGATAGCGTTTTCACCTGTTATTTTCCTATCGATATTTCCAGCCATAAAAGGGTTGGATTTGCTTATTTTGAATTCCGTATCAACTTCACAGAGTTTGCCTGTTTCATCACTGAACCATTGTGCAACAACAGGTTCCAGATAGTTGCCTGCTTTTACTGTAGGCTTCCAAGAAATGTCTTCCTGTTCTTCCAGGCGCAGCTTTTGACGCCAAAGGTCGATAATGTTGCCCCAAGGAGATACACCACATATAACCGCCGCATCAGAGCCTGTGATGTAATCTAAGCGTTGTTCTAGTTGTTGTTCAGTTAGACTCATTGTAAAAAAACTCCAAACCTTGTTTAAAACCAGCTTCAAAAAATTCTTTCATGGCTATTTCGATCATTAAAGCATTATCTGGAAATGGGAATATAGAACCTTTACCATATATTTGACGCCAATGTTCCATTGCTTTTTCGTTTGCAATTTTATTTTTATGAGCTTCAGGAAGTTTCATTTTTGACCTTTTTAATATTTGATTAACACAATTATCGCAAATTAAAGTTGGTTCTTTATCTTTGTTTTTAAGTAGGTAATATTTATCTTTCCCAACTTGGCAAAAAAAACCACATCGCTGACATTGCCACAAAGAAATTCCACATATTACATCTGGCCTTTCATCGCTCATCTTGGCCACCAAGTAGGAATTTAAAAATAGTATGATTCGTTTGATTGAGGAACCATTCAATATTGTTTCGCATATCTTCCATTGTAATTTCGTTTGTATTCTTTAAATAAGTATTCATTAAGTTTTCCGCTTCAGCTTGAATTTCTTCTTTTAATGCAGTTGCTTCATCAGCGGATATCATTCTCATTTTATATTCCTATAAATTAAGCTTCCAGCTATGCTACCCAACAGGAAAAAAAGCAGTAAATTATCGCCATTGCTCCATATATGAGGGGATATAAAATAACTCATTTGCAATAATCCTGCATATCTCTAGCACGTTCACGGCAATCATCTTCGTACCATTCGTCCTGTTCGCTTTTCTCGCAAACTTCTTCTTCATAATATTCATCGTATTCTGGGTCGTACATCTTAAACCTCGGCTTGATTAATATGAGACAATCCTATATTATGCGTTTTCGAATGTCAAATACTTATGTGAGAAAAATTAAATGGCGAGACCGAAAGAAGAGAAAACGAGATCCTCGCAAGTTTCTGTGAGACTTGAGCCCAAAGATTATGAAGAATTTGATAAGCTGGCGCATTTGGAATTCAGTCGAATGGCTACGATTGCCAGAGGGCTGATATTAGAGTGGATAGCGAAGCATAGGAAAAAGTCAAAATGAAGGAACATGATCCATTTATCTGCCCAGGATGTAGCAGCGAATTGGCTCAACGCACAGCTAAAAAGCTTGCCGATAATATGTTGCTGGATATGCAACAAACATTAACGGCCTTAGATGTTGATAAGCTAGATGATGATGGCATGTTCCAAGCTCAAGTTTGTCATTTATTATCGGCTTTTATCCTTTGCCATTCTATTAAGATTCTCAAAATGAGAAAAATAGCCGACCGTCTAATTGAACAGATTTGCGCTAATGCCGTCGAAATGGCATACGGCTTTGCTAGAGACGGAAAATTTAGAGAAGTTAAGGAGCATTGATGAGAGTTACTGATACTTTATTAATGGAATTAAATATAGATATAGAAAACAAAGAAGTCTTTAAAAAAATACTGCGCTATGGGGAAGAACTGAAAAAAGTTTCTTTAGATGCTATAGATAGTGAATATAGAAGAAAAATATCGAGACTAGAGCAAGATAAAGATGATTTAGAACAAAAATTATTAGTCGGCTGTCCTCCCGATGAAGTTTTAAAGAAGAAGCAGGAACGCAAGCAGAAAAAGTTAGATAAGGTGGGCGCAAAATGTGAAGACCTTCAAGCTAAAATATGTTCTGACATTATGCACAAACTTTTTAGGCACGATCAAATGCCTAAGGATGAAGTTTTTATTTTCATGGATGGGATTGAGGAAAAAATACAAAAATTAATTCAGTTAAATATTGAATATCATGATCTTGAATATAAAGATTATCGAGCTAGTTTTGTTTTGAAGGAAATAGAAGACTTGATTGGAAGAACGATAGATTATGACGACTAATATTGTTTTAGATGATTTCATCGAAGAGGCTATTTTCATAACTTATGTTAAAGCTACTCATTGTTTTGTCCGTGGTTGCGGCAAAGAAACACTCATGCATTGGGTGCATACTATAACTTCTGTGTGGATATGCCCCAAAATGTTACGCAGATATATGATTAAACTTGTCTCCAAGGGAATTTTCAGGATATATAAAACAGCGCACGGCTACACTTGCTTTGAAATAAAAAACAAGGGAAAGAGGTATTTAATTTATAAAGATAAAAAGCCGTATGAAATAACCAGGGATAATTAAATGGAAGTTATAGAAAAGAAATTTCAAATAATTAATGTTGGCGTTAATCTCATGTCTGATGATTATAGAAAATGGCTTACTGAAAAAGGTTATGAGCTGCAAGAAGTAAAGACAGGCCCTAATGGTGAGATTTACGGCTATACCTATAAATTGAAAGAAGATGTTAAACAATGAAGATTAAACGCCATATTCCTAATGCTTGCGAAGGTATAGAGCCTACAACCATTGAATTCAACACCAAGGCTGAATTGCTTAATATTCCTTATTATATGAATGAAATAGATGAGCTATTAGAGGGAATACGTAAGATGCTGATGGGAGAGAATCATGCTACGGAATGAATTTGACCCCATTAACGAAAAGTTAATGCATTTACAAGCCGTGTTAGATGTTCAGCAAATGGAAATTGATGTTCTTAAAGAATTGAGATTAATACAAAAACGACAAATAAACACATTAACATGGGCTTATGGAATATTGGCTTCGCTTTATTTTATGTCCGTTATAATTATTATGGGGTGGTAAATGAAAAATATAAGATGTTGGTTTAGGGCTACAATTAGTCGCGATGAAATATTCAAGTCTAATATTATTGATATCCAGTTAAGTGATTTTTATGGGTGCTTAAAAGATTGCATGCAGAAACCATTATCGTTACGAATCAGGATGGATCCTGCCTTGAATAGTTATTGCACGATTACAAATGATGAAATATCTAATCATTATGCTAAAAATACAATGCACCAATTAAGACAAGCAGTAATTGCGCAAGCTGAACAATTCTTTGATGAATTTTATCATTATAATTTTGACGATATGCGGATGGCAATTAAGGAATGTATTGAAATGGAGAACAAGAAATGAGAGCTGAGGATTACGTGGCAATTATATTAGATCAAAAACAAGCTTCCATACGACAAAAGCCATTATCAATTGGGGAATTTGTTTTTGATTATCATGGTGATTTGATAGGTTTTTATGTGGGTCCAAATCAGGTAATGCTTTATAGCGATTTGATGAAGGCTAATTTGCAGGTATTAATGAAAGTGGAAGAGCAACCCAAGGAAGAGGCTCAAGATGGGTGTTGATTTCTATTTTATGGCAAAACAAGCCAGAGAAAAATTAGAAAAAGAAAAAATAGAATATATTCAAATTTGTTTAACTTTTGCCAATGATAATGGTGATGTTGATGGATATTGGGTTATTGAATCATCTGATGCCCGTGATTTTAGGCAAAAACTGGATGAATTCAGAGGAACGGATTGGTTGCAATTGAGCGATCCAATCATGCTGACTTCTCATCCTTTTGAGGAAGTTCCTGAAGAAAGATTGTTTTTAGTGGTTTTTATTAAATACAAGGAAAATCAAAATGAAAAAGAAACCGGCATTGAAGACTAAAGAGAAAGTGAAAGCCATTCCAAAGGAAAAGAAGCCAAAGTCCCCTAAAATCGCCAAGATGGCTGGCTACGAGGTTTTGATGCTTAATCTAGGGGAGAAGCCTGATATCGATATGAATAAGCTCTGGGCTGATGGTTGGCATCCACATGGCGACCCTTGCTACCTCAAGATGGATAAAGGATGGGTACTTTGTCAAACAATTATTAAGTACGAAAAATAACTGTCAACCAAAGTGTCATCTTTATTTTCTGGGTGCCAGGCATCTGGGAGAATGAAGTCGCATGAATTAGGAATCGAAATAACTACGTAATCTAAAGTGGGATAATGATAACTTTCAATATGATCGTCGTTCGCACACTGGAAAATAGATGCGATCATGAGTTAACCTTATCCCACAGTTTCAAATAGAAGAATAATTATGAGATTAAAGTTTAATAGACAGGTAAATCAAGGGCAGGCGAAAAAAGAGCGCATCCTTGCTCAGAAATCCTACAACACAAATGGAAACAATCTGAGCTTAAGCTCATTATTTTTATTGTTCTAAGCTTTTTTTAACCGATTCTAAATACCTTCTTGGCGGACGTATTCAGAATCTCAAACTCTCAAAGGAACCAACCAAATGAGAACCCAAGGCATTGAAATACCAAAGGTGTTGCCATGATACCAACTCACAATGGCCACATCAACACCTATCCGTCGCTTAACATCAACCATTTCGGTCAAAGCATACTTTCCCATCTCTGGTATAAGTTATTGAACTCATCCTCTACAGGTATGTTTTTTAAAAGTTCAGAACTGGCACAACGTGCTGAGTGTACCACCCGAACCGTTTATAGCTTTTTGAGGGAACGTGAAGCTGCAGGAGAAATCAAAGTTGAGAACAAGGGACGCAATGGTTTGCTGATTACCATGCTCAAGAAAGGGTGGGAATTAAGTCAGTCATTCAAACTCGCATTTCTAGCTTATTTCCGAGATAAGGGGCTCATACCTTATATAAATACTGTTAATACCAACCCAACCTCATCCCCTCCTAACCCCACTCCTGATCGCGTTGACAAAATGTGTGCCCAAGAAGGGCTAAATGAATCTGAAATTAGAGCAGTCAAAGAAAAATTAAAGGGTGTTTCTGAAATTAAGAGCCTTGGAGGCATCGTTAAGTACTTCATCAAGCAAATTAAGGATGGAATCATGAAAGGATTGAAAACAAGTCAGGAAATCAGCGAGCAAAAGGCCACCATTGACCGCCTAAGAGCCAAGGCTGAGCTGGATGCCAAGATTTCAATGCAAATTGACGGTTACGTTGATCCATTCACCACGGGCAAAATATTGAGCATAGACGACCTTGATACGGCTAAAGAATACAATTCCATCCTCTCAACTCGTTCAGTTCAGATGTTCAATAAGCTTTGCCTTGAAGCTGGACTATCCAAGGCGAGCTAGATGTGGCAGTTTCGAAAAAGGAAAGGGAAAAAATCACCGAATGGGCTACCGAGAAGGCTAAGCTTGATAAGGATGATACTAAGCTTTACCAGTTGAATTATGAGGCTTGGCTACAAGCTAGAATCTGGCATTATGAAAAGATGGCTTACCTCAAAATTCACAATCGTGAATCAAGGATGAAGAAATGAGAGAGCAGTACATCATGAATAAAGTTAGCTCATTGTTTCACGGGGAACATCGTGACTCTCCTGAGAAATTGCTGACCCAGGCAAAGATGGCCCGCATCATGAATCTGATGCATGCAGAAATCCAAAGAGACATGGAAGAGCTATCCCACAAACTTACACGAATGTTACATTTATGCCTGAAAGAGAATTTATGAAGGAGATAGTTATGCATGTAGCCGCCATGATAGGGATTTGTCTTGTGCTAGGCATAGTTGGCATCGTCAGCACAAAATATCTCGGCCCTGACAATCCTGTAGAGGAAGAAGTCGAAGAATTAATTGAGGATGAGGTCGAAATAGCCCTCAAGCTTCCACCAGAGAGTTTGCACGGAAAAATTGACTTAACGCCAAAAGCAAATCAAGATAAATAAATCAGTGGATTGGACGTCCTTAAGCTGCCATCTCGATCACACGGTGGCAGCGCTGATTTAATTTTATAAGGGATGAAATGCGCAAAAGTGAAAATGCTCTGTTGAATGATGCTGAAGCATGTGATCTAATCCATCAGCTTATCCATTGGGGATACGACAAAGAACAAATCATAGATGCCTATGATGAACTAGAAGACAAAGTTTGGGGGAGAGAACTTGAAGATAATTTCACTAATTAACTCAAAAGGTGGGGCTGGTAAATCAACCCTGTGTATTAACTTGGCTAGGTATGTACAATTGTACAAAAGTAAAAATGTAGAGAATGACAAAGCTACAAAAGTACTTTTGGTAGACGCTGACACACAAGGTTCTATGAGGGATTGGCATGATGCTGGGGGTAGTGCTTTTCTTAATATGACTGTTGCTGATAAAAAATCAGCTATCTTACAAATACCAGAAATTTTAAAAAAATCTGAATACGATTATGTGTTCATCGATACGCCTGGCACTTTGAATGAAATCATTGGGGCTGCTATTAGCATATCTGACTTAGTTTTAATTCCATTGCAACCATCCCCGTTTGATGTATGGGCAAGCAAAGATATCGTAGAAATTATAAGTACTCGGCATGCTGTTTTATCCACCCAATCGCCCAAAACATTTTATGTTTTAAATGGGTGCATCAAGGGAACAAAAGCCGAAAAAGAGGTCATGGAATATTTGAACAAAAGTACAATTGTACCGTTGTACCAATGTATCCATCAACGCATAGACTATGCGGTATCAGTCTCCTCAGCCATCACCATTTTCGAGACAAGCAACAAACTAGCTATTGAAGAGATGGCGGTCTTAGGCTCT